AGCCATTTTTGCTCTCTATTCAATGTGCTCGCGGAGGGGATGGGAAATCAGGCCAGCGGCCCACCAGCGGCGGCGGCAGTCGCCACAGCTGCATGGCCGGCGTCGTTCGGGTGCAAACCGTCGCCGCTGTCACCCCACGAAACCATGTTTTTTGGGTTCGCTGGATCTTCAAGTACGGCAGCGGCGTCCACGATGCGGGCCACGTTGGATAGCGTGCGCAACGTGGCGTTCAAGGCGCGTCGGCGATCGCTCTCGGCCTGTGTGAGGCCGTTCCACGGCATGCAGGTCACGATGACCGGCTTGACGCCGTTCTGCCGGCAGTATTCGATCAGGTCCAGCGCACGGGCCAGGCCCGCATCAAATATCGCCTGCGTGTGGCTGCCAGCCGCAGCATCGTTCGGGCTCCAAGCGGCAAACACCAGATAGGTCGGCTTCAACGTCGTGATGAGGCTGCGGGCGATGGAAATAGATGCTGCGTGCGTCTGTCCGGTCCACGCCCACACGCACGGCGATACCTCCACCGTGGAGGTGCAGAGCAGGCCAGCCATGCGCTCCACCCAGCCGGTGGCGCCGCCCGTGGTCAAGTGGCCTTTCTGAAGCGAGTCACCAGCCGAGGCGAGTGTGATGGACTTAACGCCAGGGTAGTAGAAGATGACGCCTGCTGGCACGATCCACGATCCGGCCTCCAGTGGCTGCTGGCTGGCCGTGAATGTGGCAGTTGCATCGCCCGCCGGTGTGCGCGCCGCGAACTGCATGCCGCTGGCCGCGCTGCTGGCGTTAAATGCGGCAATGTCGGAGCCTCCAAGGCTGATACCGGATGCGGCTGCGGCGAAGTATGAGCGGCACTGGAGCAGCGCGTTTTTGGTTGTATCGTCGGTGCGCGCCACGCTGGCGACGGGAATCACGTCAGAAACTAGGATTCCGGGCACGATGTCGTTGCCTGTCCCGCTGGCCTGCGGGACAACACCAGCAGACGGAAGCACGATAGTCGTCCAAGTCGTTGCCGATCCGTCGTTCTGGTGCGTTGGCGTGGGTGAAACGCGGCAGGTTGTCACCGTGATGGTTCCGGATGTGGACCAGTTGCCATAGACCAACTTCACAGCTGAGAACGATGCACGCCGCGCCGGATGCTGGGTCACGATGGTCGTGTTCAAACTGATGGCCGTACCCGCGCCGCTAAATATCTTGCTGATCGCGGCGGCGGAATTCCCAGCCCCTGACACCGGGGAGCCGCCTGCGCTGGAGCTTCCATTTGCAGGGTCATAGACAACTTCAGTCCCGCCGATGCCCTTCCACTCGTCGTTACTGCCAGCCTCGACGATGTAATCAATCGCGGTTTGTGCAGTAATCTCGACCGTGGTCACTCGCGGGAATTCGCCGATAAGCTCACGCCCGCCGTTCAGCGTATGTTGACCGCCCGGTTCCACAACCAGACCCAAGCCGCTATTGACCGAGACAACTTGCCCCGGCTGTAGAGTAATTCGCGCTGTTGCGCCAGGATTAAGAATAGGCATTACATACCCTCATTGAATTGCGGTTGCTGGTTTTGCAGAACCCTTTGGAGGTTCTCGACCGTGGAAATAGTTGCGCCACCAGTTTCAGCGCGGACTTTATCAGTTTGAGCGACCTTCAGGTCGGCGGCTGCGATGGTATCGACAGTATCAGCGCGAGCCTTCTGTGCCTTGGCTTGTTCGTTCTCAGCCGCTGCCAAGAAATATTGCTCTTGAGGGCCAATCTGCTGATTAGCTGCCTCTGCTTGCATCTGCTGGATTTCGTTCTCGGTCGGCTTGACAACACCCATTCGGACCAGTCGGCGGCGTACCCATTGGCGAATATCTGCCAAGCCTTCACCCTCAATATTCATTAGGGCAGTAGAAGCTAGGACAGAGTTCATTTCGGCATCATTTGCCGTGAATTGCATCAGGCCAGTGACAGCGCGGACAGTAGCCGCACGTGCGCTAGTGCTGGTCGGGCCGACTTCTACGTCTACATCGTAGTTAATCCGGCTCATGTCGTTCTTCACAACTTCTTGCCCGGTTTCCTCGTCGTAGGCAGGTTCATTGATAACCGTCTGACCCATCTCACCATCAGCGCCGATGATCTTCATCTTGCGCGACTGCTCTACAGCCAGATCCTTCATCATGGACTGCCAAATCTCGCCAGAGCGCTTCATAGCCTTGGCGAAGTTTGACATATAGATATAGGACTGCATGTCTAGGCGGCCTTGGATCAGCTCCACGGCCTTACCAGACATGTTCGGTTCCATCACCTCGCCTTGCTGCTGGTTGCCCAGAATCTCGGTCAATGCGTCTTGAGCGAGTTGCATCAGAGCCACCATTGCCGGAGGCACGTTGGGAGCTTTGGTGTATGCAGTCGGGCCAACAGCGGTGGGCGTGCCGTTGGCATCGGTCATAGGATTGACCAGCAAGAACGGGAAGTTCTTAACGTTGGCTTCTGCCCACATGTGAGCATGGCCCGCAATCTGCTCAGGGGTGAAAATTGGAATCTCGCCCTTGAACGATGCAGCGAGTTCTGCAAGCCAGCTCATGAGCATGTTTTGAAGACGCTGCGCATCCTTTGCCAGCCGCACATGGCCCATGACTCGCTCAACGCCATCGATAACAGAGCGCTTGGCATAGAAGGGCACGATAGGAATGCATCGGCCAGGAATGTAGCCGCAGTCCTCCAGCACTCGACCACCGCTCAGGATGTACTTATGCACCTTCTTGCGCTCGATACGCTTGGAGCGAATGCGCACATAACCAGTCGCTGCCAGCTCTTCCTCGCGGCCCTCGTCCTCGTCCAATTCGTCTTGAGTGACACGAATCTCCGAATCGTCTACGCCCTTGTAGAAGTGGACAAGCTCCTTTGTTTCTTCAACGCGATAGTGCTCGCAGACCCAGACAAGCTCTGGCGTACACCAGTCGAATTCATACAGAGAGATGGAGTTGTCCCAGCTTGCAGGATCATCGCCCCATTCCTCTTTGTAGGCGTCGATAGGATATGGAGTCAGGACATAAGCCCGCTTGGCGTCGCCCTTATCCTGGCGTTTCGCACCCAGATCGAAGAAAACCGAGGACTCAGCATCGAAGATCGGGAGAATCTTCACGCGCTGGGCGTCGTTCTCGTCGTCGTCCTCGTCTTCATACTCAGAGCACAGACGCCAAGCGCCATAGCCACCCTTTACGCCCTCGTCAAAGGCGTTATCGTAGGCTTCATTAGCGACAGATGCCTTTTCGTCTGCACGGTACAGGCCATCGCAAGCATCAGCCGTCTCGTCATCTTTCGTGCCATCCTTCGGCACAAAATCAACAGTAATCCGGTTGTTTCGATACTCATTGATGATGCGGATTACAGCAAGGTGGACCTTGTTAATCTCAAACCGAGGCTTGTTCTCAAACTGATCACGCAGCCATCCATCCCATTGAGCCCCAGGCACGGAACAGAATCGCCTATCCTCTTTGGCTGAACGGCGCTCTGCATATTCTGCTGCCTGAATCTCATCGAACTCAGCGAGGCATTCTCGGTGCAGCTTCTCTAGGGCTTTGGTGATTCGCATACGTTTTCCGCGTAATTCGCGCTAGTTTAGCCCCGATTGTAGTAATTGACCATCGGCATAACTTCTACCTTTTGTGGCTGGTTTGCGCTTGCTGCCTTTCTTGCGCCTTCCAAAGCGTACCGAAGTGCATCGATTACATGGTTGTTCTTGTCGGCCAGCTTGCTAGTAGGAACTCCGGTTAGGTCGTCAATCTCATAACTGTAGGCCGTGAGTTCATCGATGGCGTGCCTGCATCGAGGGTTGACCACAATGTCGTAAGAGCGCAGGAACTCCACGCCCTCCTCTACGCTTCTGGCGCCCTTTACAGCCGGGACAATCTTGGGATACCCATTGCGGCGCAGATAACTAATCGTCTCAGGTCTTGAGGAATCGGCAGTAATCGGCCACTTGCTGGAATCAGGCACGGACTCAAACAGAAGCGGGGTCTTGTCAATCTCGCATCCAATCTCCCAGGCTTCATAGTCAATGAACAGATGCCTGCCCTTGGAGTCTGGGATGGCCTTGTCTCCCTCTAGCCTACCAATCCAGCAGCGCACCAGAGTTGTCGGGTCTACCGAATAGCCCCAGTCTGCGCCCAGGCGGAACACGGCATTAGAAGGCGTATCGAACTCTTGAACAGTCCAGTTCTTGAACACTCGCGCCTCTGAGTTCTTCTCGTACTGGCCTTCCCAAACGTGTAGATACTTGTCGTAATCGCGTTTCTTGTCGTACTCCATCTCCTGACGCAGCTCTTCCGGGAGCCACGGGTTGTCCGAATGGTTCACCAGCTTGAGGACTGTCCTCGGTGGAGTTGAGTCTCCGCAGAACATCGCATCAACAGGGTCTGTTTCTTTGCGCGGGTTCCAGGTAAAGATCAGTTGCGATCCAGGCTTGCGGATTGTCGGGACAAGGATGTTCAGGCTGTTTTGAGAGACAGTCGCAGCTTCTTCAATCCAAGCGATATCCACACCCTCCATTGACTTGATGGAGTCTGGATTGCCTCGCAGACCGGCAAAGATGAACAGCGAGCCATTTGCGCCGCGTATCTCTGTGTCTGTGCTGGTAAAGAACGAACTAAGACCCAAGCGAGCTATCTCGTCATCCAGCAGGCGCTTCACAGAGTCACGAATGGACTTCTGGACCTCTCGCCCACACAGAACGCGCAGAGGCTTTGCCGCCGCACGAATGACAAGAGCCGAAGCAACGGAACGACTCTTCCCGCTGCCTCGGCCTCCTCGGATTGCTAGGTATCTGGCCGACTCGTCAAATAGACATTCGGACCATTCTGGCAATTCAGCTTTTGCCATCTGCCTTTACGAACTGGACAGTCAAAGCCTGTTCAATCGGCTTGCCATCAATGCCGCTCACTTCTTGAGTGACCTTGTCGCCAAACTTCTTGGGACACAGCTTGGACAATACCCATTTGCGCGAGTCAATCCGCAATTGAGCCCGCTTGATATTCTCACCGTTAACACGCCAGCCGGGATTGTCTGGATCGTTCTTCTCCATCCAGTCGTTTGTCCCGTTGTCGGCGATATCCATGATGTCTTCTGCGAGCGCTTCCAAGCCTTCTTGCTTTGCCTTCGCGTACTGCGCACCAAATTCAGGATGCCGACCAATCCAGCGCCAAATGGTAATCAGTTCCGGCGCCCAGTCTTGACGACACACAGCCCGCAAGCTTTGCCCCTCTGAGAGAGCCAAGCAAATGCGAGCTGCAATATCTTCGTTGTAGTCTGACGGCCTACCTGCTGGCATGGTGCTAATCTAGGTTGATAGTTCACCTAGTTTAACACAATGGGCTTATTCGTAGTAGATGCGATCAGTGAGCCAGCGGACAAAATGAGAATGTTCGCTTGTTGCAGCCTCTGCCGCGCCCTCGCAGCTATCGAGCGTGTGTGTCAGCCCGTGCGGATCAAGATAAACCCGAAACCATTTCTTTTCGGGCTTTAGGCGGAATTCGTAGGTGGGCTCTTTGTTTTCAAAGTCATCGTACAAGTTTTGGCAAACAACCTCCATCAACCGAAGAACGCTAGGATGAACCCACGCGCCATACTTTGGCCTAATCTGCACTTTCTTGCCATCCGCAATCCAGCGGAGGACTTCTGCGTATTCTGGTTTCATTGGTTATCTCCTTTCAATTTGTACTCTTCTACCTCAAAAACAAAACGACCGGTCGCAGCATTCATTTTTTGCGCATCTTCCCATGCATCGACATACGTCGAATAGACTCCGACGATTCCATCTATGCCAGTGAATCTGTTGTTTCTCGTGATGATGTAGATGTACACACCGCCCATTTCCTCTCCTTTGTCAATAGCCATGCCGGGTGACTAAATCGAGCGAAGATGGGCTTTTGCATCCTCATCAAGATCATTGATACCAACTTCAGGAGTTCGCCAGTCGGTCATATCCCAATTGCCTTTACCGTGGTTGCATTCGTGGCACAGGATTTGGAGATTGTCTAGAGACAATGCTAGATGAGGGAATAGCTTCCTAGGCTTAATATGATCGACGTTCATCACTGCGCCATCAGCCGGACTAGCTCCGCAACATTGGCAGCGTGCTCCGTACATTTTTAGCGCTTCCATTCTCAACTTGCGCCACTCATAACTTGACAAAAATGAATCTGAATTAGCCTGTTGAAAAGCCGCTTTTTTTGTTCTTTTTAT